TCGGTTGAGTGCTGATTTGTAACGGTCGCCAGCAAGCCAAACTGAGTTGCAGTCCTCGCCGAAATACCGCCGCAATTCAGCATATAGCGCTTCAACGTCGCCAGCCTTATCTTCTGCTGCCTGAGCCTCGTTCTGACACTTCATCGCATATTCTTGGGCCTCGCGCAGCGCTGTCATGCGAGCTTTCTCGTCCGTGCGCAGCGGGTCAACGCAAGCAGGAACATCCGATTCGCAGTTCTGCTCCCCGAAGTGCTCCCATGCAGTGCGGCGATTCGTGAAAACCTCATCGCAGAAGAAACAACGATACCGTTTACTTGCCATCACTTTCCGCCCCCTTCCCCTTCTTGCTGCCTGCTACCAGCTTGGCAATGGCTCGTTTAGAATTTCTCTACGCTTTCTGCCGTAAAGTTCGACAACGAATACCGGACAGTTAAGCTCCTTCACGTTGGCAATGTGCGGCGAGAGCGTCATGCTGTTGATTAAATCTTTGCTCTCACTGGACAAATGCGCGTTTTCCCACATCCTAAACCGCCAGACTTTCTCGATACGCTTGTCGCTGTAACTGAGTTTTTCGACGCGAATCTTGTCCAGATTCTCCAGCCGCCAGCGCCGCAAAGTTTCTGTGCGGCAAGTCCGGCAATGCCGATGTTCGTAACCACGGTTATCCCGGCAGATATAAGCGTCTTCCATCGAGTGCCCACGCGGACAGAAGTTATGGCGATGGATGAATTTTCTGCTCATTTCTGGTCCCTGGCGGCGCTCCCGCCTGCTGCTTGCTCCAAAGTTCTAAGGCGTTCTTCCACTTCCTTACGTATCACGCTATCCGCCGTAGCCGAACGCAGACGCCACCAATTCGCTTCATCGAGCCTGACCCTCGCGAGAAGAACTATCAGTGGAACGAACTTGTGTTGATCGTCATGCCCATCCCAGAACTTTGCTCTCCCGCAGAAGTGACCTCCACCAATAAAAAAGCATGGTTGACCGTCACGTCCTGTTTCCTGTCCGCTCAGCAGGTTCAAGAGAATTTGCGTCCAGTCCACTTGCTTGGCTGCGGCTTCCCAATCAGTTTCCCGCGTCATCTCAGCCACCTTCCACACCAGCTTTCGCCTGCCCTGCCGCTAGCCTTGCGGCTCTCTTCTATCCTTTAAGCCTTTGGCTTCGAGATTCTTTTGCATGTGTATACATCTGGAACATTTACACAGATAACGCGGAGCATCGGCTCTATGCCCGCATGAATGACACATAGGATAGTGTTTCTCATTCGTAAAGTTAATCTCTTTACAATGAGAACAAACTACACCAAGGCGTTCGGTTGTGGTCATCTTCTCCTTCTTCTTTTTATCTTCTACATGCTACGTCAACAGCCGCTCGGATATCGTCGATGGATGCAAGTGGCGCGTGAAGTCTTCTAATTGCTGGACTATTTGGCGATACGAAGAGCATGTCTCCCTGAGCGAGGAGTTGTTCAGCTCCACTAGTATTAAGTATCGTCCGAGAATCAGCTTCGCTTGGGAGGCGGAAAGAGACTCTAGCAGGGAAGTTTGCTTTAATGTTTCCTTCGACAACCTTAACACTAGGTCGTTGCGTTGCTGCAATAATGTGAACGCCAGTTGCTCTAGATTTTTGAGCGATGATTCCAAGTCGATACTCGGCTGTGGTTCCTCTAGAGGGTCCGAGTTTAGTTTTGGTTCCACCTTTTCCATCTGGCACCTCGATTTCGTCTCTTGTCTTATCCATTAGAATCTCGGCAAGTTCGTCGATTACGAGTAGAATATACGGCATAGCTACGCGAGTTTCCAAAGCGTTGTACTGAAGGATGTTCTGGCAACTAGCTTTGGCTAGAACTGTAAGACGACGGTTAACTTCGTCGATTAGCCATTCCATCTGCTCAAGTGTTTCTGATATTGAGGTACTAACAGGAAACATCAAGTGCGGCGCACCAACGAAGTTCGTGAACTCTACCTGCTTTATATCCGAAAGGACAAGTCTGAGTCTGCTTGGCGGGACGCAGTATATAAGTCCCGCGAGAATAGAGTTAAGGAGCGTACTCTTACCAGACCCAGTCGCACCGGCAATAAGAAGATGCGGCAGTAGAGGAAGGTCCTCGACGACGAAGTTACCCATATGGTCAATGCCGAATAGTATGGGAATTCTTTGCTTCTTGATATGGAACGCATTCCACACATACCCAACCGAATCTCGGAAAAGGACAAGCTTTTTCTCTTTATTGGGTACATAGATCCCGATGGCCATTTCTCCTGGTAGACGCTTGACTTGGACACATTCGGCTCCTAGTGCGATTGCGAGATCGGGGGCGACACGCTCGACGAGGCTGACGCGAGTGGCATTCTGAGGAACGAATCTGTAAAGAGTTACTACTGGACCTTCCGAGACTTGGGGAAGGAAGGTACCTTCTACGCCTAGCGAGGCGAGTTTTACTTGAAGTGTAGCTAGAACGGCTAGGTGTTTTTCGTCTAGTTTCGGTTGCTCAGTTATTTTAGTGTTCAGCATGTGAACGTTAAGATACCTCATCCGCTCCCAGCAGCCGCGCTGTCTTCGACGGAAGCATTCCTGCTATTGTAGCGCGTTCTGCGGGGAGAAGATAATGGAAATTTTGAGAAAAGGACTGTACATCTTTGAACTTCATATACATACCGCCGGTTATGGAGGCTATTCTTTTAAGCGTCTCTTCGCCCTGCGTACTGCTTCCAATATGTACACAATCGACGTTGATTTCACGGTTCTTGTATTTCTCTGCTTGCACAAAACAACTCTCTCCATCTGTCTGTTCACCATCTGAAATAAGCAACGCTCTGGTTGGTGAATGGTTCTCCAAAGCTGAGGATAATCCCTCGCCCATCGGCGTATCACCGAGTGTGGAGATGCCGAGCATGCGCATATAGACGGATTGGGTGTCATTTGTTAACTCGATTCTGAATCCGCGTGGAAAGGATTCTACGGCTAGAGCCGTATCCGCTGGATTCGAGCGAAGCGCGAAGTCTTGAACGGCTTCTTGGAGAAGCTGGAGTTTGGTTTTGATATTATCGGTATCCCAACGACCGGAGGCGCGATCTCCCATAGAGCCGCTGAAATCAGCGATTATGGCAAGTCTGTTAGGTAGGTTATGAGGGTCTAGTGTTGGCACAGCTTCTTTCAGAACTTCGGCTTGTCGGAGTCGATTATGTAAACCACCTCCGACAGTGATTTTATTTGATTTCGTGAGTTCATTACTCATCTTCAGGCTCCATTGGAAACTCCTTCTCCATTTCCTTTTTGATGGCGTATTTATAGCCGATGGTTACTCCAATCTTAAAAAGTTGATTAGCGAGGTCAACGGCAATGTCCGGAAGAGTGGCATGAATGCAATATGCGGTGTTCTTCACGCAGTCGGACATCGTTTGTGGGTCTATTTCAAGACCTTTCAGAAAGACGCCGAGAGGCGGACGATCCTCTCCGATTGTATCAAGGTAATCATGGAGGTCAATTAGTTCTTTGGCTTTTTTACTGTCCATATAACTCCTTCTGGAGCTTAGTCCAAAGCGCATTAACTTTAGACATCTGCTCCATGTCGCCTCCTTTGTCCGGATGCAAGCGCATGGCGGCTTCACGATATGCTTTCTGAGCGGCTTCGAAAGGGATGGCTTTTAGAAACTCAAAGCAGCTTGCTGCGAGAGGGTTTCCATTAACTGCCAACGGCATTCTAGGCTGTTGAGCGGCTTCTACTTGTTGTCTAGTAACAGAAGCTACTTCCGCAGCGCCGTAGATTAACTGAAGAAACTTCAGTGTGCCGTCGTAGTATTTCTCAGTGAATGTCCAGGTGTAATCCTTTTTGCCGTTTGGGTCTACCTTGACGACTAACTCCCTATCGGAGTGCGGAATCTGTTGTTTGAGGAACTCCACACACTTTTCGATTTTATGATAATCGCCTTGCATTTTAAGGCGATATGCTTGGACTGACGAATCCCAGAAAACACTTGCTTTGGCCATAGCGGTGTCCTTTCTGTTGCCACATCGTCAAGCGGTTAGGTAGTCGAAGGAGGCACTACTTTTCTATTCCCTAACCGCTTACCGCTATGGCAGCGGGCTCGTTTATACATAAGAAATGAAGACTTTCTGCTCTTGGCGTCTCCAGACCTCATCAGGTTTCTCCTTAACGTATGTCGGCTCACCTGAAAACTTCTTACACGTCGGGTACGCACTACCCGATTATTAGGCGACGTACCTGGAGCGACCAGGCAGTGACACCTAATTCTATTTACGCCGTCGCGGCTTGAGCACCGAGAGAGGCGATGATGTTGGAGAGTTCGTCGATGGAGACATCACGGCCAAGCAGTTTAGAAAGCGCATTAGCCGCCTTCTCCTGTGGAGTCGCAGACTGACGCTCGGACTTCTGGCCGATAATCGGAAAGAGATCAAATGCCCCTTCCACTGGCGTAAAGTCCTTCTGCATCAACTGCCTTCGCACGAACTGTTGCTGTTTGAGGACAACGGAACGGTTGATCAGATTCGCCTGTTCGTCTACCGACGGTACAAACTGAAGAAAATCTGTAATAGGATCAGTCTCGGAGACGGTGTGGAAAGTGTAGGTCTGCGAAGCAAGAACGTCAACAGTTCGTCCTTTGCCTTCGGTGACCAACTCTTCCATCACCTCCTGGACTTTATCTTCCTTTACAGAAATCTCCGTCTCGCCGGCTTGGCCGTTCGCTTCGAGGATTCTGTAGTTAACACGTGTTTCGTTGTAATTCGATGCCATTGTTTACTTCCTTTCGTGTGAGATTCGCTACCTTGGGTAAAAGAAAGTTAACCGAAGATTGAACTTCCTGTTAACTTGGAAAGTGTAGCACAAAGTGAAGCTAGTTGTCAAGTTTAGTGTTCATGCTGTGAACACTTAAACGCTTTATCCTCAACATCTTACGAGCGGTGAGGAACTGAGAGAAACTAGTTAGTGCTGTCGCAGTAAGTGAGAGAATGGCTAATGCCGCGCAGTAAAGAAGAAAATAGATCAAATTATCCATTTGATCAGGTGATAGTTTCATGAATGACTCCTTCGGTTTGATTAAGCTCTCTTGCTACGCATTCTGAACAAGTGTAGACCTCGATTGCCTCTACAGTTTGTTGTTTGAATTGACCATAATTCTGGCATTCAAGATTAGTGCAGAGAATTAAGGAGGTAGAGAATGCCTCTGCGTGGGCATAAGCTGTTACACGCCGGACTTCCACGGGACCTTCACAGCGAGGACAGAGATGTGTTTGAGAGAGACAGTATTTACAGGAGCGGATCAAGGATCACCACCCATTCGTCTTATTAATCCATTGCTCCAAACGGTTGTCGAGTTTAACAAAGATAAACATACCGCAGAGAATCAGAAAGGAATAGAAATCCCATTGGGTCATTCTTATACCTCTTCTGTCTCGACGACATCTTCCGTAACGGCGTGCCACATGAGATCATATTCGGAAACGCTTATTCCCTTTTCTGCAAGGTCGCTTTCTGTATGATTGTCTATAAGTTTTTTAAGGACGTCGTATTCAAAATCGTTAAGGCTTATGGTAAAGGTTTTCATTTAGAATCCTCCTGTAAATTCTTAATAGCTTCGTTCAGATCAGGTGGCAGCAAACCGGCGTTTACTAAGGCCTCTTTAACTTCCTCTCCTAAATCATATAACTCCAACTGCCAGCCTTGACGCTTGCATTCTACATACGCCTTAACAAGATTTATGTTCTTCTTTTTAGTTAGTTCAACTGCCGCTTCGTTTAATGCATTGGCATATTCAGCGGATCCTGGTATCAGACTACCCCAAGGCGTTTGTTCTTCTGGCTTCTGGTACGGCTGATACTCCTTGTTAAGAACCTTCCGAACAGGCGCAGTGCAGATACTCTTCTCACTAGTCTCCGCGGAACAGCGTCTACATCCGTAAACATTCACGCCTTCTTCAAGGCTTCGGAATCTTTTGACGTAGACGTTGCGCGAGCCGCATCCTCGGCAATGAGTATATCCTCTACCGCATCCGCATCCAGCTTGAGTAACCGTTTCTTCGCTTGACATAATTGTTTTTCAGCCTCTTTAGCAAGAGATTCATCCCATTTCTCAACCTTCTTCTTCGCGTCCTCGATCAGAAGCCTAAATCCTATTCGAATATCGGTTAAGCCTGCTTTGTGTACCAACACATAGCACATGGCTCGGAGGAGAGTATCCCAATCATCCTCAAACATCCCTAATCCCATGTTGCATCTGTTGCAGGTGGCTTGTCTCACATACCCCGTTTCATGGTCATGATCTATCACCAACGGTTCCGTATCTCTGAAACAAATAGGGCAGGTCCCTTTCTGTTCGGCTTTTAGCTCCTCTGCCTCACTCGGAGTCAAATCTTTGTATAATTTCATAATATTTCTGAGGCGCTTTGAAGCCGCTTCAGTGTCATTACACTATCACAGATTCCATTTCTTGTCAAGGGTTATTTTCAGACGGAAGTCTTTTCGAATCAGTGACTTACAGAGTGTGTCAAATTTGACACGAAAATAGAAGGAAGATATATTTTTATATTATTTATTTTTTATCTATATATACATCTGTCTCTCTTCTGTATCCCCCTGCTGACATTTAGCAGTTTTCAAACGGACACTCCATTCTTCAAACAGAAGTGGTCAAACTGCCGCTTTGCGTCCTTTCGGGTTCGGTGACAGGACGGACATACGTCGAAGTAGCTTTTAGCATGGCAGCAAAAAAGAAGGCCATAATTGACAGGCAGCCAAGGCTGGCTACGCTCGGTAGCCGATGGCTCACGGATAGACCGAGGAGTAGGCAGACCTGCGGAGTCAGCGCGAGCCTGCTTTTCATTTAGATCATGGATAATACGTTTGAATATATCCATTTCATGCCTTTCTAAACTCCGTTCGCCTAGCGAGGCTCTCCGCCTCGCGTTGTTAGGCGGTCTCCTTGGGTGCGGTGGCCGCTTCCAACTGTTCCTCGGTTAGGTCGGATTCAGACTTGTGCTCAGGAGTCGGTTCAGTCTCCGGTTCTTGATCGTCCGTTTCCGCCGACTCAGGGTCAGATAGATCAACGGTATTCCCGTTAATCAATCCGTATTGCTTCGCCAGTTGGGCAATATCAGCAGCATACTTGGCTGGATTCACCATGTATGGTGCCACTGCCTTTGCGAAGTCCCGTCGGTTCTTGGATAAGTCCCCGTTTTTCCATTGATTACGGACTTGCCGTCGGCCTTTGTCGAGAACATCCAGAAGGACTCCAAGCATGGAGAGATGCTCTCCACGTCTGATAAAGTCCTCTTGTAAACGAAGGAGTGATACAACCTCCGTCGCTGGGATATTCAGGACTGGAACGGGCACTTGCTTACCCGACCTTGTAGTGAACATTTCGTTTGCCATAGCGTTTCTCCTTTTATGAATAACGGAGGTGACTTGCTCAGTCCTTCTCAGCGTGCTTACATGCTGGACAGGTTGCTCTGGCTGTACGCCACCTCCGTGAGTCTGGAGAGACTCGCAAGACAAACGGAGTTATTAATCTGTACATCAGCATCATTCATACGAAACCCGTACGATACGGATATTATCGTGTGAATATTATGCTAGTACTCGTATATAGTGTCCGCACACAGGGGGAGGCACAAAAACGGAGTTTTCGTCGGGCCTGCTGGAGTGTTCAGGAATAATTTTTTCGGCCCTAAATGGCGCCTAATTTTTCTCCACCGGCATTAGTGTTCATAATAGGAACATTAAATCCAATCTAAGAACCTTTCAGAAGAGGGCAGCATCTTGAGAGTAGAAAAATTTACAGGGTAAATTGCTGATTTCATTAGACTTGTTGACTACTAAAACTTGACAATCGCTACGCGATGTGCTAGTATTCCCTTTCAGGAAGGGTGTATGAAAATCCATGTGCCGAATGGAGCGCCAAGCGGTATGGTAGCGGAGTTGGAGAATCCGTTTCCTGATAATAGTCCTGTTAATAATGGACAAGGTAATCATCAAGCAGTTGGGGGGCCGGGCCGCCCGGGCGGCGTGTCGAGTCAGCTCCGGCTCAGGATCCAACGGGTCGCCCGTATGCGTGTAGCGGGTATCAAAGATCAAGTTATTCAGCTTCGTGAAGGCATAACTCCTCCTGCTTTTCATTATCTAATTAATCTCCCCGAATACAAAGAAGTAGAAGAAGCCATCTTCGATGGTACTATAAGTGCCATGGATAGAGCTATCGCCGGCAATGTCGAGACACTCCGTCAAGAAGTGCGGGGCGCCGTGCCCGCGGCCCTGCGGACAGTGATCGAAGTAGCCAATCAACGCCGTGACTTGAAGACGGCTTTAGCTGCTTCGTTGGAACTGCTCGACCGAGATCCCGATCGGGTCGCACAGCGGAGTAAGCCCTCCGAGCTTCCGATTGATGCCGTTAGGCTGCCCGATGGAGTGATAGACGTTGTGTCAAAGGAAGCGGATAAGGTAGTAAACGAGATTAACGGCTCGAAGAGAGTTCAATAATTAGTGTTCACTCTGTGAACAGAAACGGAGCTTCGTTATGCCATCCTCCGACTCAGCGCGTTATGATGAAGCAGGTTCAGTGAAGCCTAAGAACTCTCGAACCGCAGGTACAGGATCCGTCCATGATCCACGAAGCGGGAAGTATCCTTCTACCATTGAATTCGCCTCACACGAAGACGAGAATGTCTCGAAAGTAAATGCAGGCAGAATGGCGCGTCGCCCCTCCGGTAAGTTTCGCGGAGCTGGACATGGCTTCCACACGCCCAACTGCACTTGTAGTAAGCATCCGTGTACGTGCGGGAACGAGAAAGCACATGAGAGTTTGCAGCATTGTAATGTGAATATGTGATATGGTGGATACTAACTTAAAGCGGGCAAATACCCTAACGAGGTGCCTTGGCGGGCCTTCTTCGTTAGGTGCTCACACTGCATTTGGGTTAGTATCCACCAAATCAAGAAGCGCCTACCGCCCGCACATGCAGGAGAGCATCACGAACGGCCCGCCCCGCAGCGGCTCCTGCCGCGAGGACTCCTTCTTTTACTTTTCACCTTCTTCTAGCCAAGAAGAAAGACTGGAGTAATTGGAGACTTTAGAACAGCTTAATCAAGATTCTAAAGTATTTGAGTTTGATAGTACTTATAAGCCTCTTCCTGTTAACGGCTTAACTGGCGAAGCCTGGCGCAAAGCGATGCGCCTGAATAGTCTTGGAAGCCTCTACTTCTTTATCAAGATCACTCTCCGTCGTCGTAGACTCACCGAGAAACTTCACAAGCCTTTATGTCAGTCTTTGGAAAGAAGGCATATCAAAGATGTCTACGAGATACCACGCGACCACTTTAAGTCCACTATCTGCGGCGAAGGCCTCCCAATGTGGCGCGTCCTCTTCTGCTCAGATGAGGATTTACGAGAGTTTCAAAGACTTGGTTACCCTCCTGAGTTTATTCAATGGCAGCAAGAAATTCACAGGCCAGAGGCCCGCAATTTACTGGTCTCTGAGAACATCACCAATGCTGGTAAACTTGGGAGAAAGATTGACTTTCACTACGAATCAAACCAAATATATCGTAATATCTTCCCTGAACTAATCCCCACCTCCTCCGAAATATGGTCAAACATCTCCAAGTGTCACAGGCTGCCTACACAGTGTAAGTCACTAGGGGGACACGGAGAAGGCACCTTCGATTTTCTTGGCGTCGGGGGTGCCCTCCAGTCTAGACATTATAATGGGTTGGTAGTACAGGATGACTTAGTGGGACGTAAAGCTATTGAGTCTCCGTCCATTATGGATAAGGCTATTGAGTGTCATCAGTTAATGGTTGGCGCTTTTGAAAACGAGGATGCTCTCGAAGATAATGACGAACTCGTAGTTGGTAATAGATGGGGCTACTACGATCTAAATTCATGGATTCGAGAGAACGCACCCTGGTTCTCCTTCCAGACACACTCCGCTATGGGCGGATGCTGTGCTGCGCATCCGATGGATACTCCTATCTTTCCAGAGGAGTTCTCCGCAGAGAAGCTGGCTCGTTGGCGTGAGAGGCTAGGAGCTTATCAGTTTAGCTGTCAGTTTCTAAATAACCCCGCTTCGCCAGAAAACGCTGCTTTCAAAGAAAGTGACCTTCGACACTTCAGTATTTTTAAGGGCGAAAATGACGAAGACATTATCAGGCATGAAGTTGTGGATGGTATTATTGTTAAGGATATTAAAGTTAGCCATCTTAGTGTTTGTATGGTTACCGATCCAAATCATAGTGGCGCTGAAGGACGCTGCCGTCACGCGATCAACGTCGTAGGTCTTAGCGCCGCTGGTTATTATTATTTACTCGATTGTTGGGCCGAGGCCTGCGAATCCGATAAATACATCGCAAAGCTCTACGAAGTAGCTGCAAAATGGAACATGCGTAAGCTCGGGATCGAGACCGTCGCTGCTCAAAAATACTTGGCTTATCACATTAACTATCGTAATAGATTAGAAAATCGTAATCTTCGGCTAATCGAGCTTAAAGGCGAAGTCGATGCCCCTGACGGTACTATCACTCGAAAGAAAGAGTGGAGAATCCGAAACGTACTTTCTCCCATCTTCGAATCTAATAAGTTTTACACTCAGCGCAGGTTTCAAGATTTTAAGGGTGAATACACTTCCTTTCCTCGTGGCAGATTCGTGGACCTTCTCGATGCTTTGGCCTACGTCCCGCAGATGCTACGATTACCGCAATCCTGGATTGAAGGACAGAAATGGAAAATGCAGAACGCCGCTTGGGCACGTAGAGTAAATCTACCTTACTCGATAGGAGTTCATTGATGACCTCTCTTATTACCTTTCTAAAGCTACACCCTACAACCGTAACACTCGCGGTGTACTACGTAACGAGCGCCGCGGTAGGTTCCTTACCTATGCCTGATGCGTCCTCGCATAAGTTTTATCGCTGGTTCTTTCAGTTTGCAAATACTCTAGCTGCGAACGTTACTAGAGCTTATGCCTCTAAACTACCAGCGCAGATTCAAGAAGCCTCGAAGGAGAATCCGAAATGAATTTTCTAAAGAAACTAGGTTTGCTATTAGCAAAGGGCGCTGAGGTAGCCGGAGAGGTTATGGGCTACGGTCCGATTATTTCAGTTATGACTGGAATATTGCCAAAGAAGGCGGGAGAGGCAGTTCAAACCGGCATCAGTGATCTTACTCTTATCGCTAAAGAAGTTATCACTGCCGAGAAGATGCTCGTCGCAATTAGCGGTCCAGATGCCAAGACAGGTAGTCAGAAGTTAGCAGCCGCGGCTCCTGGAATCGCTCTTTTAATGAATCAATGGGCGACGAGCGGTGTTCTTGGCTCAGTCAAGTGCAAGGATCCTGCGAAGGCGGATGCCGCTGTAAAGGGTATAACCTCTAATATGGCCGACTTTCTGTCTGCATACGGAGACTAACGAAGTTGCCTGATAAGAACTTCATTCCTGTTAAGCTATCTGGCGATGCTGAAACAAAGCTGAAAAGCCATTTGAAAATGCGTATTCTCGCACTCGAAGATGGTCTCCGTGAGCTTCACGAAACCAAGATTGTCAAATGGCGCAAAGCCTACGAAGCAACCCCACGGGAGAAAACTCGTGAGTTCCCATTCTATAATGCTTCAAATTTGGTTGTTCCTATTATTGCTACTTTTAGTGACACCTTACTTGCTCGCGTTATGTCAGCGGTGTTAAAGACAAGACCACCTTGGGTTGCTAAAATCTTTGGTTCTCATAAAGATATTGATGACACTGTTCGAACCGGACTCGAAGAGTTCATGGAGTATGTCGGAATCGAGCCAACAGAGCTTGATCTTTATAGAGTATACCACGAATGGTTTGGTGAAGGAATCAAGTACGGAATGTCCGTTGTAAAATGTCCGCATGAAATTCGTTATCGAGACGAACTCGTAGAGTCCGAAGGCGACGGCTCTGGTAGAAAAGAAATCGCTTTCATGCGCGAAACGGAGTATGAAGGGCCTCGCCCGGAGAAGATTGCCTTCGAGCATTTCTTAATTCCTCCTGGATCAAAGTCTCTTGAATCAGCTGATATTCGCATTCATAAACGTGTAATGATTAAAAGTGAACTCGAAGAGAGGCGGTTCTTTAAGATTTATGATCCACTGAAGGTCGATTCTATTCTGAATCGACCTGATAGAACTTCCCCTGGCTACTCGCAGTTAATGAACGAAGAGACTCTTGGAGCCAAAACCACTGGCACTTACGGCTACAAAGAATGGGACCTCTACGAATGCTGGCTAAACTGGCCTACTCCTGATGGGAAGTATAAGCCTGCGATAATCGCCACATATCATAAGAATTCCGATACACTAATGCGTGCTATCTACGATACGCATACAATACTACCGTTTGCTCTAGCACGCCTCTTCTACCGCGATGATATGATTTACGGCTACGGCTTCTGTGAAACAATGTGGGCTTTTCAGGAAGAAATAAGTGAACAACATAATCAGCGCCTCGATAATCGTACTATCGCCAATACTCGCGTATGGCGTGTTTCTCCTGATTCGAAGCTCCATGCAGGCTATCGCATCTATCCCTCCGCTTGTGTTCCTGCGGAGGAGGGCGAAATCGAATCCTTACAAGCTGGAGATATATCACAGCAAACGATTGATGATGAAAGATTCTCTCTCGAACTCGCCGAGCGACGAGCTGGAATAAGTCCTCCAATGCAAGGAGCGGGGGCGGGGTCCCAGGGTAAGAGGGGTATTTACACCGCAATGGGTACTCTCTCTGTAATGCAGGAGGGCAATCGTCGTACTGATCTTAACATATCTGACCTTCGCTACGCTCATACCAGACTAGGGAGAATTCTCCTTGCCGACTACGCGAAATTCGGTGTACGTAACAGTTTGCTTGAAATGTTCGGGGAGAAAGCGAGTAAGATTACTAAAGCACTTGAGGGTGTTAAGTCAGGCCGCATTGGATTGCCTATCTACTCCTCCACAGCGTCCGTTAACAAAGAAGTCGAGAAACAGAATCTCTTCTTGTTAGTTAATCTAATGCGTCAGCATTATATGGGCATTGCCAATCTAATTGCTCAGACTTCGAATATGATGACGCCTCCGGAAGTCAAGACTTATTTGATGCAGGTTATCAAGGCCTCCAATATCGTTATGAAGAACGTCCTTCGTAACTTCGACCAAGAAGACGTGGACTTACTCGTACCTGAACCACAGATAGGAGGTCAAGGTGGCCAACAAGCTGGACAAGCTCCTCCTACAGGCCCACAAATTCCGGGGATGGCTGGGCCAGGGGGAGGCGGAATGCTTCAATGATTACCTTTCCGACTATAGGACAGAATGTCTTGACAAACTTCTTCATGAGTCAGATATCTCTAGGATACATCGTTTACAAGGCTGTATCAGTGTCCTGGACAACTTGTTACAACTTCGTGGGGAAGTTGATACTTATATTAAGGGCGTTTCTACGGGTCAAATGCGGAAAATAGAACCACCAAAGGAGAACTCACATGCCGTGGGGCACTAAGAAAGAAGAAATACCAGATGAACTAAAGGATTTGGGCTTAACACCAGCTCAGATTCGGGAACAAGTATTAAATAACAAAAAACTAACCGAAGAACTCGCTAGTTCGAAAACAGAACTTTCCACTGTTAAAACGAATCTATCTCAGTTGGACGGTAAGTTTAGCGAAACGAAACGGACTCTGGACGAACTCGAAGCTAACGCTAAGAAACCTGTTCGTCAGACTGAGGAGAGAGTTTATACTTCTTTTATCGACGACGAAAACAAAGCCTTCACCGAACGCCTCGTCGATGGAATGCAGCCAGTAGCTCAGGTAGCTCTACAAGCTGCCGCTAACAGCGCAATGCTTCTTGCGAAGCAATCCTTACAGGGACAGTATGTCACTACTCCTGGTGGCAAGATTTCCATGTCTCGACTCTGGGATAAATGGTCTTCCGAAATAGATAAAGCCGCTTCCGAAGTCGCCTTACACGTAAAAGGTAACATGCAGACATGGATTAATCTCTTCGATTATATCAAAGGCAAACACTTCAACGAATTAATGGCTGAGCCTCAGACGTTCGTCGAGTCCGTCTCTACGAATCAGGATAAAGGACCTGGCGATGAGAAGAAACCTGAGAAACTCACCACGATGGAAGAAGAAATCATCAAGAAACAAAGCCGTTACGGCAAGGGTGTAACCCCTGAAGGGTATCAGAAAACGAAGGATAAGATGACTTTTGTGAATGTCTAGGAGAATCTAAATGAGCATGATTAATCAACAACACGAAACTCCCTACGGGGATCCATTTCCAGGTATCGAAGCTCGTCCTCTTCAGCTTCCTGACTTCGTGAATGTGAAACCAAGGAACCCTGGTATCTCTCTAAGATGGGTCAACCGTGCCGTAGGCGTTCAGGGTTCTACTCAGCGTCTCGACGAAATGATCTACGCCGGCTTTGTGCCTGTTAATCCCTCGGAAGTAGTTATGCCTGATGGAAAGCCTTTAATGGCAAATCTTATCAAAGACGGTAAGATCATTCGAGGCGACTTGATCTTAATGAAGATTGACAGAAAACAATACGAAGGCGCTCTGAAGTATAACTGGGAGCGTAGCATAGCTCGTTTGGCGCCTGATCGTCAGCTTCAAACCGGTCGTAAAGAACTCTCCAAAGCCGTAACTCAAGCCGGCGTTCCGCGTGACGTAGGCAGAACGCTTGCGTCTAAACTACAAGCCTTTCGGCCTGGATCATCGGATAAAACCGCTGATCCAAATTTTATGGCTGAGGACGACAAACTGTCTTCTGAAAGAAAAGAGGAGTAAGATGGCATACGATATGAATGAGGGAGAAGCTCTTGAGGCTTTGGCTAGAGCTACACCTCAGTGGCTCGCCGGTTTCTTTGATGGAGAAGGTTGTATCTGCTCAAGAAATAATACTCAAAGACTACCGAATATAACTGTTTCTATTGAGCAAGCCGAGCCAAAGGTTATCGCTGTTATCGCTTTTAAATTTAACTTCCGTATAATTGAGCATGAGGTAAGAGGACGGAAGTACTTTGGAGTTTGCATGGGCGGTAGGTCAGCTCTTCCATTTTTAAAGGTTATTAAGGACTACGTTATCTGTAAACGTAGGCAAGTGGAAGCTGCTATCGAACTACTTAGTCTTGTGCAAGATAAAAGTGATAGCAGAGCAACTGTAAAGGAGGATATAATTATGAGAAGGGAAGAGTTGGCAAAAATCATTAGAGAATCTAATGGTGCTGTCAACCGTGTTGAGGTGATTAATGGCGTCGATAGAGATACATAGTGTACAATCTGTTTCTGGAAACCAACCTCGTGTCCGAAGGATGGCTGAGAAGGCTGGACAGACGTTTCTTCCAGGTACTCCAGTATTCATAGACGCAACAGGGTTTGTTCTCTCCGTTGTCTCTCCTGCGACTACTGCTGTACCCTTGGTGGGGTTCTCTAAAGAACAAGCAGCGAACCTCGCAGCTAGTGGTGTTGCACAGCAGCAGACCTTTGGTTCTGTACCAAACGAAGCTGCTGCCGTTAACATCTCTAGACCATTCTTCAATGACGGTAGCACTGGCATAGAAGTTGGAACTCAGGATACCGTCTTCTTGGGTCAGGTAGGGCCTGCTCAAACGGCTCTTGTTACTGACCTTGGCACTACCGCTGGTCTAACCAAAGACGCTGACAACCACTGGTTTGTCGATAAGACAGCCGCAGGCGCTAACAAGGTTGTCACTATCGTAAAACTCGACCCTAACGATCAATCCGCTACGCCTCGTGGAGTATATTTTATACTTCTACCTGCTGCGTATCAGAATGTGGCATAAGGAGAACATCATGACTAAAAATAAAACTACTTATGATGTACTTCTTACAAAACAGCTTGTTGGAGGTGTCTCTTGACGATGGTTCGCGGGCAGTTTTCTCAATTACAGGCACCGGGACTTCACGGAGAGTTCGTTCATTGGGTAGACACCCTCCAACGTGAGGAAGAATTTAGTCATATCCTCCACGTGGAGCCTTCCGATAAGGCCTTTGAAGACGAAGTTGAGTTTTCAGGTCTTCCACCCATGCCGCTAAAGCCTGAAGCAGAGGCGACGATTTATCAGGATGCAGTGCAGGGCGGCACAAAGAGATACATCAACTTCACTTACGCGCTTGGCGTTCGCTCGTCCTTCGAGCTTTATGAAGATGATCAATATGGCATCATCATGCAAGTTCCGAAGGCGATTGCTCGCTCCGCGCACTTCACAAAAGAACAGAACGCCTGGAATCTCTTTAACTTGGGTTTCACAACTCAGGTTACTGCCGACGGCGTTTCGATCTTTAACAACCAACACCCACTTCTCGGTGGCACAGCCGCGACTTCGTATGGGCCTGGGTTGGGTAACATTATCAGCGCCGCTGGTACCTACCCGAACCGCCCCGCGACGGACGTTGACATTTCGTTCACAGCCATTCAGTTGATGGTTAATATGTTCGAGCGACTTGTTGATTCTCAGGGCTTGCCCATTTCGATCAAGCCGCGGTATCTGATTATTCCACCCGAGTTGAAGTGGATTGCGAGAGAAGTTCTCGGATCTCCGCACAAGCCCTACACCGCTGACAACGAAATCAATGCTCTGATTAAAGAAGACTTGCAGTACTTCGTTAGTCACTACTTGACTTCCGCTTCAGCATGGTTCGCTGTTACTGAAAAAGAAGGTCATTGGTTGAAATTCCTTATTCGCAAAGAACTTGATGAGGACTTCTCCGATGACTTCGATACTTTTTCTATTAAACAGCTCTCCAGAATGCGCTTCGCATTTGGAGCGACAACATGGATGGGAACCTGGGGCTCAAATGGCCCTTAGAGCTAATCGGCAATAGCCTACCCAAGGAGGCTTTATGCCAGCAACTAGTCATAGCGGTAGGGGCATAGCACCATTTCATGACTGTGATCGGTGTGGTTATACTTATCGTGTAACCGAACTGAAGAAACAGTTAGGATTGATTCTATGCCCTACCTGCGTAGATGACACTATCGCATGGCAACGTCCGATTATTATTCAAGATAAACTCTCCTTTACTGGAGACGAAGAACTTCGCGTAGCTGAAATTCTAAAAGAAAACCAATCCGATGACGTAGATTCTATATCGTCATAAGGCAACTAGCCGTCGAGAAGACGCGACCTGAGGAGGGTCAATGCCATGCCCCACACGCAATCAAGATACCAACAAGATTTAGGCTTCACGGACGCTAGAGTTTTTCTAGGCCCCGGTGATGTCGTCGTTTCTAGTACCGCGGCTGTACCTGTAGTTACCCGAAACGCCGCTGGTGATTGGTCTCTCACTAGAACTGCCGCTGGTGCTGAGACTATTAGCTTGGCTGCAAATATCACAAACGCTGTTATTCGTCGAACTGGGTTCGGTGAAGATTTACAAGAGCAGTTTGGTGGCACAGGTATCCCCGCTTCTGCACAGCCTCAAGTTTATCGACCTGATGTCATACCTGCCATGGCTGCGGCACAGCAGTTACAGCCAAGAACTGCGTTGAAGATAAAAGGAATCAAGCTACTTTCTTTTGATACTATTTATAGGAACACCGTTGTAGCTTTGACTACTAATGTAGTTCGAGTCGATCAGACCCTTTTCGTAAACAACGTAGCTCCTGCTATCACGGCTGTTCTTGCCCCAACTGGAATCGCTACGGCTACGCAGGCGAATCCTTATGTTGTCAACACTGCTTTAGCGGCTGGGCAGCAAATTTATCGAAATATCGTAGATCAAGAAGTCTGGATAGAAATGACAGCCGTAATGGCTAACACTGGGAAATTGGATTTTTATGGCTTTGATTGTCTAGTGGAATTCAACTTCAATTAGGAGGGTTAAATGGCACTCTTAGTCTGTGTCGTTTGTGGTCGTGCTTCTACAAGACCTTCCTGGAATAATAACAACGTTTACGGTACCACGAAGGTCGCTTGTGATTTTCATTCTCAGAATGTAATTCAAGCTGTCGTTACGGCAAATGCTGTTGGCACCCCAACTCAAGATAACGTTCCGAAAACACATCACGAACGGGGGAGTTCTTAATGGCATTTCAGGTATGCGCTATTTGTGGTAGAGGCTCTAATCGTTCCGTGTGGAATAACACCAGCGGAGCTTTGGTATTCTGTGACTTTCACGATCAACAAGAAATAAACTGGGCTATTCAGAATGCCACTGTTCCGGCCCCTGAGGTATTAGTTGTGGATGTAGCGGACGAGGAGTCGCCGCAAGCATGAACATTTCATCAAATCCTTGGTCTTTTACCTCCGCTGATGTACCAGCCGCAGTTGTCGCTGCGGCTTCTCCTACTGGAATGGTTCAGCAGGGGACTACCTTGGGGCAGCAAGGTCTAGCCTCTGTGCTTCTTACGACGGTAGGAGCGCATGGTCTTGCTGCTGGGCAGTATATAACCTATGTCGCTGATACGAACGGTCGCTTCCTTGGTTTCTATCAAGTCGTCGCAGTTCCTTCTGCAACTACGGCATTGCTCGCGAATATCTCAGGACCGAAGAGCGGTATGCCCTTTAGTACTGTTATCGCTGCCTCGGGGGGCGGCTCCGTTTTAGTCTGTCAGTATCCTTGGATGGTAAGAGCGGAGGATATTTCTCTACAAGGAACTGGAGGAGCTCCTGGAGGGACTACTCAGATGATTCTTGTAGATAGAAATGGAAATCTCATTTGGCGCGTTGATGTCGGAGTAACTGAGACTACTGGATTCGTTGCTCAGAACAGAGGCAAAATCATGTGGGTCGACGGGATAACTTTACAGTCGATACCTACTAATGTTGTTATTTTGGTGACAATTAACTAAATGGGTAAAGACCTAGACGAACTAGCAAGTTACATGAAGCCTCTGGCTGAGGAGTTACTTTCTCAGGCTAAAGCCGCTGGACTTGATCCTGTAGTCGAAGATACAGGACGGACAGTAGAAGAACAAGATCAGAAACTCGCTCTCGGGATTTCATGGACACTTCGTTCTAAACACTTACCACAGCCCCCTGAAATGAAGAGTGAGGCTATTGATATAGTTCCGAGAGAGTGTATGTCTCAGAAATTCTGGGGTCCAGATAACCCTAAATGGAATCGGCTTGGCGAGATTGGTGAGTCTTTAGGACTTTTTTGGGGAGGACGCTGGACTCATTTGAATAAAGGTCGAGGAGACCCGGGACACTTCGAATATATTCATAGGTGAGTTTATGTTAGTCACTGACAAAACGTTGTGGTATCGAGATGATCCTGAGGCCAAAAAGTTTCGTTCTAATTATATGTCTGAGATTTTGGCAAAAAAGAGATTAAGAGTTATCAGAATTTTGGGTGGTAAATGCGTGCGCTGCGGGTTTTTAGATCATCGTGCTTTGCAAATAGATCACATAAACGGCGATGGGTGTAATGAACGTGGGAATAGAGGAGCTAGTTATATTGTAATGGCTATTATAGCACTTTTTAGACAAAATAAGCTCGATGAAATTAAGAGATTATATCAGCTTCTTTGCGCCAACTGTAATTGGATTAAACGTTATGAAAATGGGGAATGGCGTGGACGAAAATAAAGATATGGGTTTTCTCATCATTTCGGAAGGGGGAGATGGGTTGGGGTTGGCGCTCCGGCTTCAAGAAGAAGGTCACAAAGTAAGCATGAGTATCAAGGATCCCATTGCTGAACAAAGAGGGGAAGGACTAATTGAAAAGAACGCTACTCCGGAATTTAAGCCTGTTCTCCTTGCGGATTGTACTGGCTCTGGGGCTTTACTAGACTCATATAGAGCCAATGACGGAGATATTTTTGGTGGCTCTGGAATAGCTGATAAACTAGAAAGTGACCGTAAATATGCGTCTGAAGTCTTTAAGAAAGCGAGAATTAAAGAGCCTTTCTCTAAGGGATTCACAGACTGGGAATCTGCTTTTGAGTTTATTCAGAATTGGGACGAAGATTCTAAACTTGTTTTCAAGCCCGAAGGCAAATACAGCGGAGTAGTACCGTCGTATGTGCCACATGATAATGAAGAATTAATGGAAATGTTAGAGCATTACAAAGGGATTATAGGAAATGAACCTGAGTTTACACTTCAAGAGTTTGTGGAAGGAGTTTGTATTTCAAGTGAGGTCTGGTGCTCCAAGGGTAAGCTCCTCCGTCCCACAAACCACACACTTGAGCGTAAACAGTTAATGAATGATGACTTAGGACCTTCGGGTGGATGCACTGGAAATGTAGTATGGGCCTGTTTAGAAGAGGACTGTTCGCTCTGCGCGAATCTAGTGAAACTCAAAGACTTTCTCGAAGAGAATCAATGGACAGGGCCAATCGACATTAACACCGTCGTCTCCAAAGAAGGCGAAATCTACGCACTAGAGTTTACTCCTCGTTTAGGGTACGACTCTTTTCCTACTCTTTTGTTAGGTCTTTTTGAGGGTAATTTTGGGAGCTTTGTTTATGATTCTACGAAGGGTAGTACTTCTCCCATGCCGCTCAGAAGCGATTATGCTTCGGGTATTAGGGTATCAACGGCACCATGGCCTTCGGAGGATTTTCATGCCAAATCAGGCATTCCATTACGAGGGCTTAGAGGGTCAGATTTTGACCGATTCTATCCATATGAGGTATCCTTACAAAACGGTAAACAAGTTACTTCAGGGGGTTATGGAATTATTGGGGTCTGCGTCGGATATGGGGATACGATAGAAGCCTCTTTTGACGAGGCTTATAAATTAGCTTACAAGCTAAGAATACCTGAAAAGCAAATGCGTACTGATTTAGATAAGATTTTTGAAAAGGAAGTACGTCAAATTGAACGCTCATTGGAGATTATAAATGCCTAGACAAAATCTTACTCATCGTGCTTTTACGAGTCGAGAAAAGAATAGGCAGGTAAGGGCTGCGATTATTAGAGCTTTAGGTAGTCAATGCGTTAAGTGTTCTTTCTCAGATTCGAGGGCCTTACAAGTAGATCACGTTAACGGTGGAGGTCGTCTGGATAAAAATCGTGGTTACGCTTTATATCGTAAGATTGTAAAGTCTCAAGCTCTTGGTACTAATGAATATCAGTTGCTTTGTGCTAATTGTAATATGATTAAGGCTGTCGAAACTGGTGAGCTTAGTAAAGGTAAGGGAAGTAATTATATTCATTCGATTTAGTGTTCAGGAGATGAACATCTAATATATGCCATTTCCTCCAACATTTTCCAATGTATGGGACATAACCTTTCCTCCTGATACTCAGTTAGCAAATCTCCTTGGACAGGACCTTCGTAACTTCCGTCAGGATGTAATGCAACGGATGTCTCTTCTAAGCGGCACTCTTGCGAATAGACCTACTCCTGAAGTAGTTAACGCGACCTGGGGAGGGGTTGGGTTTGGTATTCTTTACTTCTCGACGGATACGAGTCAGATTTTTCAGTGGAATAACGCTGCATGGATTGATATTAGCTCCTCGTTTCTAGCCTCCCGAGGAGTAGCGGCTACAAATCTAACCGCTCAAGCGGCCGCGATAAGTAGTACTGTTCTCTACGCTGTACCTGTTGGTCAAGGCGGTGTTTATAGAGCTTCTGGTAGTATTCAAATGACCACCACTGGGACTGGTGGTAATATTCGCCCTGCTTTCTCCTGGAATAATGGTACAAATGGTCAGAGTTATCAAGGAACAGCAGTTGATGCCACGCAGGCGATTGAGTCTGGGTCAGGTATTTTCACTATTCCATCGCAGACGACGTTTCTGGCTGCTCAGAGTACAAATATTAACTATCAAGTTATTTTTAGCGGAGTAACTGGAGCACCTATTTATAGTCTTAGAATCAGACTGGAGTTCATGGGATAATGCCTGGAGCTACTGATAGGCAACAAACACGATCGGAAGAGCTCCTAGAATTTCCGATTACTGGTCCTTTCGGTGGGGTTCAGTCTGAGCTTCCGTTGGATCAAATCGAAGATTATGGCTTCGCTGATTCTACAAACTTTTTATTTCGAAAAGGCGTTGCCTATGTTCGTCCAGGTTTCACTGCACTAGCACCTTTCCCTGCTCCAGCTAACGAGCCTGTTTTAGGGATAGCGGATTTCTTTACGAAGAATGGGGTTAGGATTCAAGTAGTTATAACTCAAACTCGCCTACTTCAATGGAATCCTAGTACACAAACATGGACACCGATAACCGGAACAGGACTCACCGGATCTGCAACACAAGTTTTTAGCTGGGATGTTCTTAATAACAAACTTCTTTTTTCTCAAGGAGTTGACAAAGTCTGGCTCTGGGATGGGATAACCGCTGGTTATTCTCAAAGCTCCGCTAATGCTCCAGCCGCATTTTATATGGCTGAAGTTGGTCTACACTTAATGACTCTTAATACCGTTGAGGGTGGAATTAATTTCACTCAACGGTATCGCTGGAGTGGCGTAGGAGATCCGACGGATTGGACTGGGTTCACTGCTGGGGTAAACGACAACCTCAATAACTTAGGCCCAGGACAAGGTCTTCTCAAACTAGGTCAATACGGCTATGGCTGGCATACCTGGGGTATTGTTCAGATTCAGCCAACTGGAATTGGGCTCGCGCCGTTCTACTTCACTGCGATAGCGAACTCAAATGTCGGTAACTTCTGCCCTCATTCTCTTGATCATTTTAATAGAGACGGCGTGGAATGTGCTGCGTATGCTGGATTTGATAACGTCTATATCTTTAATCAGTCTTCGGTTATCCCAATCGGAGATATGCCTCTTGATGGTAAACGAAGAATAGGCGCTCGTTCAAGAATCTTTACTGATCTAATTTCTGGAAACCCAGCGAACGCTTTTGGCTATGTGACTCAGAATATTAAGGGCCAGGTTTTTAATGCTTATTGGCTCTTTATACCTGGGGTTCGGGTTTGGGTTTATAACTTCGATGAGAATAACTGGACTCCTTTTTCCTATGCTGATATTAAGACTGTATCTGGAAAGTTCTTTAATCCTACTGGAATTAGAATCATCGATCTTGTAGGAAGAATTATAGACCAAAACTGGACTCCTGCTACTCTCGGAAGTAATTCACTAGACGGCTATGCCATTGGCAATACTACTGGTCAGGTTGCATATATTGATTTCACAAACTATAGTGAACAACCTGCTCAGATTGTTTCTGGAAAACATATCTTCAAGGATCGCCGGCATAAGCACACTGTTAAGAAGTTTCGACTCACAATACAGGATCAGGGCGCAACGACTTATGTAATCGTCGTTTCCAATGACAAAGGATACTCCGAATCTCAAACAGTAACTCTAGGAAGCGGGACAGGTGATTCTATAAGTACTGTTCTTGGGTTTAATGTTGGAGGTCTTAGAATCACATGGAGTTGCTCTGTAGCACCTAGTCAACCTGGTGCTGTGATTGAATTTTGTCCGATGTTTGATATTTCAGGCGAGCAACGCGGAGGAACAGTAGACTAATGAAAGCCACCCCTAATCTCGACTTTACGCATGTGAAGTTTGAGAAAACTTCTTTTCATCATTTTGTTCAGATGATAAAGAACGTTTACCAGAATCTTATCGGGGTTATTAACGGACGAGTTGGATTCGGGGATGGGACTCTTCCTGATAATATAGATGGTTCTTGGATAAACGTAGTAGCTCCTGTAGCTCCAAATACGGATTTTACTGTGAATCATAATCTTCAAAGACTTCCTGTGGGGTATTGGGTTATGCAAAAGGATAGAGCTTGTGATATTTACACGGGCAGTGTAGCGGCGACTACGACGCAGTTAACTCTGAGAGCCACAGCGGCTTCTGCTGTATTGAGATTATTTATCATCGCTATTTTGTTGAGTTTATTCTCTATTAGCAGTTTCGGTCAAGGAGCTGGTCACAGAGATTTTGCTTTCGTCGCCGCGAATACGTCTGCTGGATCTGGAGTAGTGAAGGTAATTCCGAGTGCTGTTGTAACTGTGTGTAATGGAGCTCTTCTCCCTCCTGCCGGTTCTGTGTGTACTGGGACAGCGAATATATTCTCTGATGTTGCTTTGACTCTACCGCTTTCTAATCCTACTAACGCTGATGCTAGAGGAAACTACGTATTCTTCGCTACTGCTGGTCAGAATTATGTAGTAAGTGTTGGAGGGGTTGGAGTAATTACCTACTCGTATATATGGGTTGCTCCCATAGTTTCTCTTGCTGGTAGTGGGACAATTACAAGTATAAGCTCTAGTAGTATCTCACCTCTCTTTAACGTTAATATCGCTACTTCGACAACTACTCCCGCGTTCTCGTATTCTCCGATTAGTCAGAACGCTAACACATTTTATGCAGGTCCCTCTGGTACTGCTACAGATTTGGTGGACTTCGCTATTTCTACTGCGACTGGTACTGCTTCCCCAATTTCTATTAGTGCTACCCCTAAACAATCCGGGGACTTTGCCATGGTGTTTTCAGTTCGAGATAATACTGGCAACGCTCCAGCTTTTACTCCAGATGTTTCTTGGACTGCATCGAGTTTGAATAGTTCTACTCAAGAATATTTCTACAAGAACGTTATCGGCACGGCTACAGCCGCGGCTTCGGGACCAATCGGCAATACTGGCCCGAATTGGTCAGCAGCACTAGCGTTATTCACTGCTAGACCAACCTTTACTCCTACATTAACAAATCAGTCCAATATAATTACTGGTGCATTTAGCAGTTTCACGAATCAGGTAATCGGATTTGTTCCTACCGCTGGTAGAACCTTAATCATAGCGATCATGTCTGGTTTCACTTCGAATAACCTAGGACCTGTGAGCGTCGTTTCTTTCACAGACTCCGTTGGTGATGTCTTCGTTCCGGTTAGTCAAGTAATCAACAATGCTGGACAAGGAACGGAAATCATCCTGCTGGCGGCGACCAACATCACCGGCGGCGCGACTACTTTTAGTGGCAGTTTAACTTCACCGACTTGTGGAGGTTGTGGTATTTCAAACGGTATCGCCAGTGTATTTGAAGTTACTAATCTAGCCCCAGTTACACCTACTTTTGGCCCTATGACAGTTCGCTATGTCGTAGGGGCGGATCTGCCTCATCCGACGCCTGTAAGTGTAGGCGCGATTTTCTCTAAAGCTGCGGTAGCGAATCAATTCCTTACTTCAGTGAATGTGGACGGCACAATCGGTGCCGCGCAGCCCTCCTTTGCCAACCTGACCGGAGTTGCTACCGGGGCACAGTTGCCGGCCACGACTTCGAACTGCACAGGGAACAACTTCGCGCAAGGGCTGAACTCTGGGTTCACGCCTATCTGTGTTGCAGCTTCTACCCCTGCCGCAGTACGATTATTTACTAATCAGAACTTAGCAGGGGACGTTGCGGTTGGGGCAAATTCGCTTGCAACGATTGACAGCGTTGCCGTTACGATGCCTTCTTCTGGTGGCCCCTGGAGAGCAAACGTAGTTTATAATTATTTCATAAGTGGTGGTGTGAATGGTGAGTGTACTCTGAGCGACGGCACCACCTCTTGGGCACAGATGGAAACACAGCCGCTGAATAATATAGGTAGTTGTCAGGATTCGGCGTGGTCGAAAACAACCTATGCTAATGGCGCGGTTGTTACTTTTACTGTTAATATATGGGATACCGGAGCAATAACAGTTAAAGCAACTAGTAACTTTCATACGGCGGTAGCTAGTTACATTCAGGTGGCGATACTTAGTACAAACTGAGGATCATAACAATGAAGAGAATTACTCTAATCACATTTCTATCATTAATATTTGTATTTAGTGTTCACGCTCAGAACACTAACGTAACAGCGACTATAACTGACGCTGGTGGGCAGACATGGAATAATGGTACGTATACATTTAACTTCATACCAAAACCGCAGTTTAACGGTTCTTATAGACTAAGCGGAGCTCCGTATACACCTGTCCCTATACCGGGTTCTCTTAGTGCCATTGGGGCTTTTACGAACGTACCTGTTCCTGATAATAATTTAATAACCCCCTCTGGAACACAGTGGACTGTTACGGTGTGCGCTCAGACACAGTTTATTTGTTTCACATCAGGGTTTCTTACTATAACCGGGGCTTCTCAGACAATTACAAGCAGTGTTATTCCACCTGCAATCTCGATTACCTGCGGGCCTGGAGCCGTTGCTTATACAGATACAGAGGTTGGGTGTAGCGTTGGGGGGCAGTATTATAATTTAGTGAGTCAAAGCAACCGTGTATGCCAAGCAGTAAGCGGGAATACATGTACGACGTGGGCGTCAGTCGGCGGCGTTACCACTACCTCGTCCATCCCAGGCGAGCCAGGAGTTACGGCTGTTCCTGTCACCTCGGGCTTGATTGGTGAGTTTCGGATGTTGCCGTCTGAAAATCCTTGCGCCTTGGTAGACTACTCGGGAAACGCGAATAATGCCACCGGCTGCGTTGGCGTGTCCCCCGCCATTATTCCAGTAAGTGGCGGAATATCAGATGCTTTCAACGGCGGGATACTTCTCCATTCAGCGTTAAATGCAGCGAAGACCGTGCAGATTTTCATGCACCCCGTAACCAGCACCAGTGGGCTATCCGGGTCTCCTATTTTCGGCAATGGCGGCACACTGGCGAGTGTTTCAGGACTTCTTTTTGTGCCGTCTTCGACAGTTCAAACCATCAATGGACCTGCACTCCCTGGCTACTATCGCCTCTTGTCCACTACGGGCAGTGACTTGCAGGGCGTGACCGTTAGAGCGGTATTCAAAGGAAATGTCACTGTTACGTGGAGCATGGATACGCTGGATAGTTTATACTTTAATAACACCCTTTTGACTCATTCATCGGTTGGAAATACCGGGTATTATAGCCAGTCTAGGTCGATGGCAGGCGTACAGACTTCTGGTGTGTTCCAACTAGGGGGTGTGAATGCGGCTCACTATGGTCAGCCTGCCAGCCTCGCGCAGTTCAGTGGATTTATTTACTACGCTGTCTTTTATAATCGTGTCCTGACGGCGGCGGAAGTAGCTGCAAATGTCGCCTTTATAAACAGTGCAATGGCGGCGCGGGGTGTCACACCATCTATTTTTGACCCTCTTGTTACAAGTGACTCGCTAGTACTGGATGGGGACTCGCAGACATCTGGATGTTGCACGGCTCCTGGCACCCCCTATTCGCTCTACACCACATTTCAGCCAGCGGGGAGTTGGAACGTTTACAATCAGGGGATAGGTGGAGCGTTCATTGGATATAACGGTAGCAATCTGACCGGATTGATTACTGGTGCTCCGTTTGCAGTTGACCCCCTCTACGCCCCGGCAGGTTCTCGAAATACTGTAGTTATAATGGCTGGAGTTAATGATAACGGAGTGACGGCAGAATCAGGGCTTGCTGGTTATTGCCGCGCAAGGAAAGCAGTTGGTTGGAAATGCCTTGTCGCAACGATGATGTCTCACACTGGCGCAGATGCTTTCAAAAACACGTATGACACATGGATTCGGTTGAATTGGCACTCTTTTGCCGATGGTCTGATTGATGTAGGCTCAGATCCCCTTCTAGGTGCTGATGGTGCCGCTGCCAACGCCACATGGTGTGATGGAACCCTGCATCCCTTAACGCAGGGTTATGCCAATCTAGTCGCGCCTATCATCCAGAGGGGTGTTAATCGCTTTCATGGGAACAATGATTTCTCCACAGCTAACGTGTATGTGGCCGCAGCACCCGCTGCCGTAGCCGTCAGCGCAGCAACAGAGGCAGGAAATACAGCGACATTTACGACAGCCGCGAATGCTTTTGCGGTTGGACAATGTGCGACCGTAGCTGGTGTTACGCCCGCAGGCTACAACAGTCCCGCTGGCCACTGCTGGCAAATCCTCACAGCCCCGAATAACACGACTTTTACAGCCTATCTCCCGGTGACGGGCTTGGGAGCGTTGAGCGTAGCAGGAACAGCTTCAGTGCCGCAGCAGCAGGACGTTGATACCTACGCGATCCTCAACTTCGGCGCGGGCAACTTCACGCTCGAATCGTGCATGGGTTATACGGGCCAGAGCATCTACATCCGCAACATCAACGCGGCACCGTCCACGCTCGTTCCTTTTGCTAGCGAGACGATCACTCCTAGCGCGACGCTCGCAGCGAACACGACTGCAATCCTGCAAAGCCAGCTTGTCAGTAGTGCGGCGGCGGGGTGTAATTGGGTACGTCTACAGTGAACTGATGCCCAACGAATCCAAGCCCAAGCCTGAGCCCAAGCCCAGCGGGAAAGCAGTATTAAGTTCGTGATATGGGAGAAGTGCTTGTCAAAATCATGGAAAGCCCGGTTGCACCGTTGGTGTTGCTCATTCTATTCTGGCTTGCATATCGGGACTTAACCAAGCAAGGTAACGGGATTGGGAGAAAAGTTCGAGCAATAGAAGCGTATCTGAAAGAAGTAGAACCAGATGAGGAGAAGCGAAAACGTTTAACGGATCTTTTACGATAGTCTTGGAGAGCCTTCATGAACGGGAGCTATATCTACGCAGATTCGCCAGAGGAACGAATTGCTATTGCTATAGTCTCCTGCAATGAAGATGAGCGTATTAGAAATCCGAAGGGTGTACTTCCTGGTTATGATACATACAAAGAGTGGATGAAACCGTTTATTGAGCGGGAAATAATTCATGCTCTACTTCAGAAGATACACGAAGGTACTAAAAGGAATGTAATAAGTGAAGCGGAGCTTGCTGCAAGGCTTGTTATGGTTAATAAAAGTGTTCAAGAAAGACTTCATTTAATTGGGGAGAAGCTCTAAATGCCAGTTCTAAGCCCTAGTGGGGTTTTGCAATTTTTTATCGGTGATCTAGTAAACGAAGTTCTTTTGAGAACTGAGAATCGTACCAACGACGCTTCAAGAGCGGCGATTTGGCTTCGAGATGCGCTTTTGGAAATAAGTGGATCTCCTGATTATAGAGATGATTTTATAGAGTTAGAGGAACTTGGACCTGTTTTTAACTTAATTGTTAAACAACAGGAGTATGACGAGTCTCTACTTGCGCCGACTGGTGACATAGTATCCGTTGTAGACGATATTCTAATATGGACCGATTATCCGCTGAACTCCGTTCGTCGTAAACTGGATGTGAGTCATTATCAAAAAACTGATAGATTTACTCCAATCTTCTCACTCCCTACAGAGTGGTATAGACACTCCACGAATATTGGATTTAACCCTACGCCTGATAAGGCATATCAGGTTCAATGGCGTATGGTTAAGATGCATCCGATTAATGATAATGTTTTAGCTCAGACCTTAATTCTTTTACCTCGTGACTGGAATGAAGTCTTAATATGGAATGCGGTTTATCGTGGTTTTAATGAACTAATGGAGTATGAAAAGGCTGCGAAGGTATATCAACTTATGCACGGAGATCCAAAGGATCCTTCTCAGCCTGGTTTATTCTACTCCGTGAAACGAAAGCGCCGTAAAGAACAGTGGAGAATGGAATCTAGATTAAGTATGACCAGAAGACCGTATATGTGGGGCACTTAGAGGAGATCTTAATATGCAAACTGGAGCAGGTGATCTTTTTGGTAGCGGTAACATGATGCCTAGTCCAGCGCGTTCAGAGAACCCGTGGGGCGGCGGGGTTACCTCGGGCGGATCGAATCAGTGGATGAATTATCCGGCTTTGCCTAATTTTAATCCTTCCTCTAGTACTAGTTCAAACTTTACACAAAATCTTCCTGGTTCGTCTAACTACTGGCAGCCCGGAGGTAAGCACCAGCTTGGCGGGGGAATGACCTCCGAGCCGACGATGGATCCTACGTTCACGGCTAATTTTTATCAGATGCTTCAGAGCTTGATGCAGGGAGGCGGAGGTGATCTTCAGAATCAATTACTGAGTTTTCTTGGCGGAGGTCAGTCTAGTATTCCTGGAGCATCTTCTCTGACAGGAATGGCTCAAACAGGTGATCCGATTTCTGCTCTTCCTGAATGGCAGAAAATGATTCAAGCGCAGCAGCGAGGGATTGGAGAGAATGCTGCGAATCTGAAAGAGCAGTTCGCTTTCATGGGCGATTTGGCCTCTAGCCCAATGGCTACTGGAATGTCCGATTATTTTACACAGACTTCGAAAGATCAGAATGCTTTGCTGGCGCAGCTAGAACAGCAATCAATGGAATCCGCTATGCAGCGTAAACTAGCGGCGAGCCAAGATATTACTGGAATGGCTGGAGCGGAGAGTCAGTTTTTGAATCAACTTTTCCAGGGTGGCGCCATGGCGAGTCCGAATATGTATGGGGGACAAAAAGGAAGCGGTATAATGGAAGGGATAGGTTCCTTGCTAAGTGGAGTCGGTGCTCTCGGAGGGGCTGCCGCTGACGCTGGTGGAATTGGGGCTTTACTAGGGGCTTTAGTATGATAATAGATGAAAAAGCAGCCGTAGACTTTGTTGTTTTTCAACAAGGTCTAAAAGAACCTCCTTTGATGACTCCTGATGGTCAGTATTATTATCAGCTCGTTGAGAACGATAAGTTTATTCTCTTACACAAAGATCATCCTTTAATGAAAATGACCGACGATGAATTCGTTGCTACACTGGATGATCCTTTTTATGATTTAGTCGCTGAGGTAACATATGCCGCCGCAACAGCAAACAAGTGATGATTCAGCCAAGATAATGCAGGCGATTCAGAAAATGCTTTCTGGAGTCAGGCAAATGACAGGCGCAGGAGGCGGAGGATCCCCTGTCCAGCCTGGTACTACACCTCCTCCACCTGGAGCTACGATTCAATTCCGTCCTGGGGGTGGCGGGTCGGGGCCGATTACAACAGCTCCGCCAAGACCGTATACTCCAATGCCAATGACAGAACAGACAGGGGAGCAATCTACGCGAAGCGGGCAGGTAAACGCTGGATTAACTTCATTAGGGAATTCTTTAAGTGGTATTTTCAATACCATCGGTCAGAAAGAACACGCTAAGAAAGCTGCTCTTGCAGAGAATTACTTAATGCAGATTAACGGTCTACTCGCAAGCGGCGATCCTGGAGATAAGCAGAAAGCAATGATGATTCTAGAGGATCCGAAGATTCGGAAGATTTTGAAGACTGGTTTAGAATATGTTCCTCTTGAGGAGGAGGTACCTCCGGAAGCTCACGGAGTACAGAGTGCGATTCAGAAAATACAGAAACAAGGGGCAGGTCAGAAGCCAGGTGGTCAACCTCAAGGACAGCCGCAGAGACAGCCTATAATGCCACAGCCTTCGCAGGAGCAGCAGATAAAAGCTGCGTTGCAATCAGCTATTTTGCAGAAGATTAAGGACGATCCTGGCTCCGCTATCAGCATGATGGGTGCTTCGCAATTAAGTTCCGCGGAGGAGCACGCTTCGGAATTCTATAAATCCAATTTAGGACTTAGCCCGGCGGATTTGCAAACCATGACCGCACAGGAGAAACTAGCGGGCTTAAAAGTATATGAGCAGGCTGTAGGCGCAGCCATACGCGGAGAAGTTGATATGTACAAAGCAGGGCTTGGTTATAAAGGCAAAGTAGACTCCGCTACTATCTTCTCAAACGCTCGTAAATACGCCGCTGACGCGATGAAAGAGGCTTGGGCTTCTAGAGATAAAGCAGCGAAGAACAAAGGAGGCGCAGCCAATATGGCCGCAGGGGCGAAGATTTATGAGAATTATGCTAAAGGATACCTTGATATAGTCAAGAGTGGTAAAACCAAAGACGGGAGGCCTTTGACAGACGAGCAAAAGAAATATTATGAACAGAAGGCGGATTTTTATCAAAAACAAGCAGACGAGTATCTAAATCAAGTCGGTGATCAGGAGCTTATGGAAATGTTTATGAATGCTCCGGAGGACGACGCAGATGCCCCAGACGCAGACGAACCAAAGCCAAACTAGCTTTGCTAACGGAAGTCAGGATCAAGATATAGACCCAAGGAAGGATCCTATTGCCTTTATCTATCAACATAGAAAAAGGCTTAATAATATGGATCCGGATAAGGCTGTTAAATTTGTTGATAGAATGTTTAAGAGATATGCGCTTCCGAAGTATCAGAAGGTAAATCAACAGAGACCGCTTGATGAAGAAGAATTAGATCGTTTACGCCTTCAGTTCGCTGCACGTATGTTTGACATCCCGTATGATCAGAAAACAGAATTAAAAGACCCAGAAGTAAAACACGGTGTTTTGGAAAAGGCCGCTCAGACTGTCTCTGCTACTGGAGCAGGTGTTATTGGAGGAATTAAGACAATAGCGGAGTTGAAAGATAAGCTAGAAAAACATCTCCCGATTGTCGGTGATTACATTCACAAGCAGAATGTTGAGTCTATCAAAAGAATGGGCGAAGCCGAAGGCAGGGCTTACGGAGAAGCCAAGGAAGTAGCTCCAACAGGGGCATCTGTAGGAGCAGCGATTGGTCATCAACTACCAGCAACAATAGCTACTCACGGAGTAGAATCCATGCTTCCAGCTCTAGGAGCTGGTGCTTCTAAGGGAGCGAAGGTATTAAGCGGTGCTGGAAGAGGAGCCGCAGGTGGAGCCACTTTTGAGGCTTCGAGACCTGGAGGAGATCCCAAAAGCGGCGCTATGTGGGGCGGGGTTCTTGGAGCAGCGTTCCCGATGTTAGGAAAGATGTTCGGACTTGGGCGTCGATCAGTATCCGCTGGCGCGCCCGAGGCTGCTAAGGCTGTGGAGGATGCTGGGACCACAGCCAAAGCGGCTTCTTCTATGGGGGATATTGCTGATATAGCAGCGAAGAAGAAATTTGGCAAAGTCTTCAAGGATTTAACAGGACCTGAAAAAACACAGATGCCTGCTGCGATGAAGGAGGAGATTAAGTCACAACAGGCTGTTAAACAAGCTACTAAGAAGGCCGAAGTAGCGGCTGCAAAAGCAGGGAGAGAAGCGGAAGAAACCGCAAAGCGTGCTGAGAAAGCTAAGGCTTCTACTGAAAAAGCTGCGAAACAGGCTCAAAGGCGCTCTGCTGTACCGACGACCACGCCAGTGCAGAAACAAGCCGTTGCTGCTAAGGCAGCGGAGGAGAATCCGTCGATAGGAAAGACACTTGGTCAGATTGAGAAGAGAGAAGGTCCTGGAACACCTCCTACTGGGGTAGCGGAGAGACGACGTGATATACTAGCGGAGCAAAGACGCTTAGTAACTTATCTAACCGACCGTATGAAGGGAGCTTCTGAAGAAGAGAAGAAGATTCTTCAGATGCAGATTGATGAGTATAAAGGATTAGAAGGGGCCTCTCGCATCGCTGAAGGTGGCGGTGGAGAGGAGATGGCAGAGCAGATTCGTAAAGCGAAGGAGAGGGAGGGCTCTACTCCGATTGTAAAAGTTCCCGAAGGGGAGACAGGGCCGAAGATTCGAGCAAAAGAAGGTAAGCCAGCCTCACCTGCACAGCAAGCGGCGGATAGAGAGAGAATAGCCGCGAAGCGAGAGCTTTCGAAGAAAGAGGAATTTGGGTCTGCCTTAGAAAAACATGCTCAGGAATTGGCTGGCAAGTATACCCCTGGTTCTCTTAATATGATGCACATCCCTGAACTCGAAGAGGCTATGAAGGACTTTCCTCACGGGGAATCTTATTTAAGGGGCTTTCAGAAACTAAGAAAGCAGGGTAGGTTATCTGATGAGCTTTATTTTCATGAAATGAAGAATTGGCTAGAGAGCCAGTTTGGTGCTCAAGAATGAGCTGGCTAGGCGAAGCAGTTTCGACTTTAGGGAAGGGAGTAAAGGAATTTCTCCCTAAGATTTTCAATAACGAGCTTTCGACTACTGCGGTTATGTCCGGAGAAGGCGCTTTGAGGAGAGCAGGTCCGTTCGGAGATATGCTCGTAGATTCGATGAAGTCATGGCAGGATAACTCTGCTAGAAACTCCGGTGATTATTATTCTACGCTTCTACGAAGTATGAAACCTATTCTAAAGGATAAGAGTATTACAGGAGATATAGCTACACACTGGCAGAATTTCAAGAATCTTCCTGATGGGCCGTTGAAGGAATCAATCACTAAAGCAAAGCTGGCTCGCTTACATATTTATTCGAGTATGCAGCAATCTGGAATCAAAGTCGGCCCGATGGTCGAAGACGACTGGCCGCGTATGTACCCACGAGAACTCTTCGAAGGAGTCAACCGTGAGCAAGCTATCGGTAAACTACAGCGTCAAGGTATGTCCCTTAGACAAGCTGAGGGACTCCTGGACCAGATTTCCGGAAAATCCCCCCGCGCTCATAACTACGAGACTCCTCGTAAATGGGATCTGCCAGGATATCGCCGAGATTTGGGTGTTCTCTTTGAGGACGTTGATAAAGGATATAAAAGATTAAACTGGGCGAAAATCTTCGGAGCGAATGACGAGAATCTTGATCTTATACTCAAAGGAGTTAAAGAAACTGGAGGCAAGTCTGCCCAGGATTTGGCTCTTAAGTATGTCGATAGCATAACAAAAACGGGCAAGTATTATAGGGGTATTCGCCCTTGGGAGCAAGGCTTAGCGAGTCTAGAAGTAGCTAGTAAGTTAAGCCTTGCTGTTTTGTCGCATACGAGTCAGCCTCTTAACGTCGCCGTTTATGCTGGCGTTAAGCCATTTGCTAAGGCTTTAGCTTCGCTAGTTTCAGAATTTGTAGAAAACGGGAACGTGCGGAGTGCAGAAGACTTTGCCCTGCGGAGCGGAGCGACGTGGACAGAATCAATGCGCAGATATAAAGAGCTTTATGGGCAGCAAACGGGCGCTCTAGGCTCCAAGATTCTTCACGCGACAGGATTTGTTGCCCTTGATAAATATCGGCGTATATTCGCAGCCGTAGCGGGTAAGCATCTTGCAGAAGACTTGTTTTCAGAAATACAGCGAGGTGTCCGGCCAAATGTCGCTCGATCAAAGCTGGGTCAATTAGGTCTCGATGTAGCGAAGGCTCTAGAACGTGGCAATCTATCCGAAGACGATTTACTACAAGCCGCAAAGCGCACCTCCGATGTTACTCAATTCACATTCGATGCTAATCAACTACCGCTCGCGTGGAAGGCGAGTCCGATGGCTCGATTGGTACTACAGTTTAAGCAGTATTTTTACACGCAAGCCAATTTCGTCAAGAACTTTGCCGTCAAACCCGCGGTGAAATATCTTCAGACTGCTGGAGCTGACGGAGATATACGCCCGCTAGTGTATATGTCAATGCTATTTCCCACTTTCGGGGAATTGACCGCGGATTTACGTGAGTATGCCCGGAAGGGAACGCTCGAAGAGCGGCCTGAATATCCTTTAGAGAGACTAATTGATAACGCGGCTCACGCAGGAGCTTTTGGAATTTTTCAAGACATGATTTACAACGTTGCATCTCCGAGCGATGCGCCGATTTGGCACTTCGTGGCTGGACCCGTGATTTCCGACTTCGTTGATCTCGCTCGCTTGCCACATACGAAACAGCCGATAGGACTGGAAATGCTGCGACGCATACCCGTTGTCGGCCCGATTTCAGCGTATAAACTGAAGGAATCAACACGTAAGTCTCCTCGTAAAAAAGGATTTCTAGAGCGTGGAGCTATGACAGAGTTTGTTACTGACACGATCGGTCAGTACAAATAGTGTTCATTTTCTGAACACTAAATCTAATCAAGGAGCATATATGCCAACTTCACCAATGAGTCATAAAGAAGTAAAAGCCGTCGAAGATAGTCTAGAATGCAGTCCTTCGGCTAATTCCCCTGGGTCGCATCTTTACAGCGGCTCTGCCGATAACCCGCGAGCGAAAGCTCACGGTCCGAAGCATGCCTCTGGCACTAAGGGTCATCTTTCGAATTCTGAAAGTGGATTCGGCAAGAAAGGCTCCGGTCTCTCCCGGAATATCGCTGCTGGTAAAAAGGCAGCGTCTAGCAAAGATGTATAGTCTCACATCGTAATTGGTCCGGATGGAGGAGGTTCTTTAGTTAAAGGAATCTCCTCTTTCATTCGCTCCTTTTCATGCGGGCAATATCCGAAAAATCCTTTGGATAGATTACAATTAAAACAAAGTATCTGGTATCCGGGAGGGAAATGTTCATGTATTAGTCTTACATAGAAAGCTCTTCCGCTAATTCTTATTTCGTTTTTCTTAAGACCGTCGATATGATCTGTTGAAAGAAACTCAACTCTACTCTCACCACAACAATTACATTTCATAGTACCGTTACTGTAATGTTTTATAACGATAATTTTACAATTAAGACATCGTTTACTTCCTCTTTTACTCAAACAATCCTTACAGGCTGGATTTCTGTAGTTTTTGAGTTGCCAGTCAGGGAACTCGTCTAACGATCTGTCTAGTTTGCAAATTCTACATTTTGTCATTGTACAGGAGGTTTTTCAGCCTCCTCCATTACTTTATCAATCATATCATCGCTTCCAGGAGGAAGTGTTTTCGTTAATCCTGGAAAGACAGCTAGTTGAGGATTGGCGTTCATAGTAATATCAAGAACGACACGAACTTTTGCAGGTGTCATTCCTCTATTATTCTTGTCAATCGAGAGACTTATCCCACCGTCATTAATCTCCACGATTTTACCAATCCATTTTATGTTCTGGGGAGGAAGAATGTCTACCCAGTCGCCGAGTCTAAGAATGTGGTTCATACAGTCACGGCATTTGCTGCTGCTTTTTTCTTCGTCAAGGACATTAGTCATCCTCTTCCTCCATTTCTGTTATGTCGTCTTCTTCGCTTGGATCATCTTCTTGAAGAATGTCTTCATTATCTTCGATTTCTTCTGGCATCACGTCCCCACTCCTTCCAACTCCGCTTCCCCTTCGACAATTCCTAGAATCTCATCCGGATTGCAAACTCTATAAACTGGTTGATTCTTGAAATTAACTACAGTTCCAGAATAAAGTCCGTAAACTAGTCTTTGTCCTTCTACGTAGTTTACTCCTTCTCCAACCCACCTCACGACTCCAGTGGTCGGGCGTCGCTGCACTTTGTCAGGTATGACAATACGCCCTTCATATTTGAAGCCATCCTCTACGAGCCATATTCTGCCTGGCGCAGGGATGATGTAGAAGCCTTTTTGTTCCTTTACGGCTGTGCTCAAGGTGTAACTCCCTTCACTTTTCGAGTTTGAGTTCCTACTGCGTGCGTGGCCTTTACTGCAAACATTGTACTTCTGCCTTGTTGATATTCATAAATAACTGCGCCTTCGAGAAGCGTAGCGAGAATCTTATCTAAATCTTCTCTAGTCACGTCTCTCCAAAGAGCTTTAAGAATTTCTTGTCGATTGGCAAAGCCCTTATTCTCTAGGAATCGAAGTATTTTATCCGTAGCTATAGCCATCTCCGATTCCCCGACGCCTCTAAAGACTTTCGGTACGTTACCTGCTACTGACATGATTGCGTCATAAGATTTACGAAAGTCCTCCTTTGTTATAATTAAATCATCAGCGCGAGAAGCCGACATACACATTGCTAGTTTCACCACTTGGGCCCATAAACTCGTTTTATACGAGGTCGTCGCCTCGTCGTCGTATTCCGTAGGATTTGAGTCAATGGAATAACACGCTTCGAAGAGGGGTTTTACGTCATTGGCGAATTGAAACTCTCCCTTTAGCCTAGCGATGGACTGGAGATCGAGAAGGAGATTATCTCTGATCGTAGAGTGATTTTGAACGACTGGCCAGGGGAGCAGTTTTTCTCGATTGTTTGCAACCACGAAATTAACTCTCCGAGTGAAACCTCCGCCAACGGCAGAGGAAGGGATTGATGAGATGAGCCACTCTTGAGTAGTCCCGCCAAGAAGGGAGATTGTGGGATTTTTAATTCTAAATTCACCTTTATGTCGAGTACCATATTCGAAATCTCCCTCGTCGAAGTCCCAGATGTCGCAGAGAATAGGAAGAGTATTGGGACTTGCGCCCAAGAATACTGAAAGTTCGGTTGAGAAAATCATACATGCCGATTCATTACCGATTTTAAGAGTACCGCCTAACATAGGCTGTGGCCATCCGACGGAGAGGCGTTCTAGAACATATTCTATAGTTATTCTACCTGATAGCGTGTTCGCTACCTTCGCTTCTTTCATTAGATTAATCGCCGGTTTAATCGCTGTTCCTTTTCCGATACCTGGTCTACCGACCAAGACTGTGTAGAGATTCGGATGTAACTTATATGTCCCACGACCTACGTATACATTCCGCTTCAAGACTGTACTAATTGCTGTTGCAGCGGACCAGAAGATATAGGAAATGGGAGATTCCGAAGCTGGACCAACATAGGATAGGTATTGCGCAATCCAGTTGCTAAGTCTCCGTGACACTGTGCGGGGTTAATCTCCATTTCGTTTTTAAGATCATAGCCCAAGGTGTATTCTATCGGAATCTTGATTTTCGTGCCATTTGGAAAAGTAAATTCTCTATCAAAGGCGTTTCTTAAGAGTTCTAATCCAGCGAGGATCTCATCTTCTCGGTCATCCAATTCGAGGGTAATCGCGTCGTGTGTGTCCATGATAACCCATCCGGGTCGAACACGCTCACAGTGTAAGACGGCGAGTCCTGTGTTATCTCCAACTGTTGACTGGGGGATATAAGAGAATGCTTCCTTAAATATTTTACTATTATCAGCGTCAGGTCGGAGACCAAAGAAGTAGCGCTCCCTTCCAACGGGAGTACGGAGGGTTCGTTTAGTTCTAATACTATCTTCGACAGATTTTTGGAATGAATTTCTAATCTCAGGTTCGAATGCATGGAAGCGCTCCAATAGAGTTTCGCAGTATTTAACTCCTAGTGAGAATCCTTCTTTCGCAAGCTCGACGGCCATCTTCGGAGCCTGCATTCCGTAATTCCCCGCATGTCGTGTTTTCTTGCCCATAAAACGAAACATCGTGCCTTTTCCACATTCAGCTTCGCTTTTATTGAAAATTTGCATAGCTAGTCTTCGATGTCTATCAACCCCTCTTCGGAGTTCGGAAAGGCCGCTATCGTCTCTCGATACGTCGTGAATGATAGCACACACGATCCAATCTTCAGCTTGGACCTGATCGCAGCTAACAAAAATCTTTCCAGGTCTTGCAATGATACATTCTCTAAACTTCTTTCCAAGTTCGCTTTGTTTAGGTAGATTCTGAACGTTTGTTCCGATAGCATGACCTGTTTCAGACGTAAACGGAGTTTCCCTAGAGGATCGTCTGCCAGTAACAGTGCCAGTGACCGCATACGAAGTGTATAAAACAGAATCGAGTAGAGTTGCTTCGGCGTAGGTTCCTTTGATTTTATTAAGCTCACGAACTCGGAGTATTTCTTTGAGAACTGGGTTTCCTGTGGAAACGTAGGCTTCGTTAAGGGCTTCTTCTCCGGTGGATTCATTTTTGGTTTTCCAGTCTTTTTTTAGTTTGATCCCAAGTACTTCTGTAAGTGCTCTTTTAAGAGAAGGTACGCTGGAGAGGTTAAGTGTATCAGCATCGGTTTTCTTTCCTTTGATTCCTTTTGGAATGACTTTGAGCTTGACAACGGACTCAATCTTCTGACACGCCGTTGTAAGGTCAACGTCGATGCCTTCAATGAATTTTTTAAGTCTTTTTTGGTCAACTAAGACTCCTCTTCGATCTATCTCGTGAAACACGCGAGCAAGGGGCATTTCATAACAGTTATAAAACTGTTCGAGACTGTTGAATAAAGGCATTAAAGTGTATCGAGTATTCGGAACGTAACTATCGTAATCTGCGATGTCTGCGTTATTCCTGGATAATACTTCTGTAATGAAATTAAAGCATGAAACATATGTTTGAATCCTTGTAGTTGGAGAACTTCGAAAGGCGTATATAAAAGCTGCGTATGGACGACGGATTGGACCTCGGCTTTCTTTCCGTAGATAGTTATATGTTGAGCAAAGCTACGCTTTCCTAAGCGGATAGTAACTCGCTTCGTGCCGCTCATTAAAGCGCGTGTTAGACCGGTCTCGAATTTCAGGACTGTCTCAAGCGGCGGCTTTTCGTTTGCGCTTTCCTTTTTCTGTGCAGTTTTAGATTCTCTCGACGGCAAGTTAAGCATGTTCTTCTTCCCTCAGGTGTAATGTAAGTGTTTGCGAAGGTAAGTTCGTGATTTCTCGCACAATAAGTTCTATTCATTGTGTGAATTAGTCTATGTGCTCCATGGGATAATGGCCCTTGATGCTCAGGGTTTACACAACTCTTGAATTCACATCTATGATGTAGTATTTTCCCAAACGGGACAGGCCCTTTGATAAGAGTGTATATAAGTACATGAGCGCGCCAGGATTCTCCTTTGTAACTAAGAGCCCCATATCCGTGTTTATCTCTGGCACCTGTCCATTCCCAGCAGCCGTTTTCTAGTTTCTTAACATATGAAAGTACATTTTCTAATGTGTTAAGCGGCGGCACGTTCTTGAAACTCCTCCTGCTGTTTTAGAAAGATTTCATAAGTTACCAAGGTGTCCTTGCAGTTATATTTCATTAACTTGTCTATTCCGTCCCGTGGACTCCAACTGTGGCCTTCTTCTTTGTAATAGGGCTCGCGTGTGTACTGCATTGTTTGAAATTCAAGTTTGTGGCGCAGACCCGGCCACAGTATGTGGTGGCGTATGAGAGTATCATGTACCAAACTAAGATTGACAGAAAAACCGAGAGCACGAAGCCAGTGAGCATCAAAAGTAGTGTAGTTCTGGCCGATTTGTTGCTTTGTTCGGAAGATTTCATCCATTTTTCTCCATAGAATGATTAGTTCCTTCACGGGGTAATTCCAGAAGGAAATTGACACCGCTTCCCTCTCTGAAGGAGCAAACGAGATGGTGTATGGGACTTTCCGACGCAGTAACTCTATATCTATCGAAATAGGATCTGGTGAATTGATACAGCGCGTGAGGAAACCAGAAGCATCTTGAAAGGAAGGACTGGTAATTATCGTCCGGGATGGTAATGACTCCAAGCGCCCGTGACGTGCAAAATACTTCCACTCTTCGTATGCTCTTGTTAAGATAAAGATACATATTTCACGCTCCGAGTACTGACGTAAAACGAAAGCTGGATGATACATGGGAATAATATAATGCGGATGATTTAGAAACGGGCTTGTCAGAAGAGAACCACGCCAGTGTCCAAAACCGTCTTTCTTTTCGTTCTGCTTCTTGATTATTCGCTTTGGTTTTGTAAAAGGACATAGTAGTTGAGTCGGTGTCTTGCCGCAAGAGACGATTATTGTTGGCTTGTATTGTTCGAGTTCTTCCCAGAATTGATCGAGAAAAACCTTATGGTCAATACCGAGTTCGTGTAACCGATCCATTTTGTTATCGGGGGGTCGAGTTTTATATGGGTTGGTGAACCAGCACTCCGTAGCCGAAAAACCGGCCTCTTTAAGCATGTTGTCGAGAAGATAACCGGAAGGGCCAATGAAAGGCAATCCTTTGAGATCCTCCCGCTCGCCAGGTGCCTCTCCAAGAATACAAACAGATGAGCGAGTATTTCCTCTGGTTCCGACATATCGAAGTCCTTTCAGCGCAAGCGCCTGTCTCAGCGCAATATCAGCACACCCGTTCATAAATATCCTGTATCCATTTATACTGATCATCGGAGATGAAGGTACCTTGGCCCCACTTCGTGAGGCGTTCGTCCATATCGGAGATAAATTTCTGCTCCGTAGGATTTAATTCTTCGAGGAAGTCACGGATTTCTTCTACTAAATGCTGACACTCCGCTGCTCTTTCTGTATTAGGTGCTCGCTTGGGTTGCATTCGGGGACTACCTCCTTTAGGATGTCTTCTACTAAATCTTCGATATTCCAATGCCTTGTTTTGTCTTCTAACCAACCTATTTTTAGATGAAGGTCGAGAGCTTCTCTAATTCTAGTTACTTGGGCACTACTAAGCCTTATCGACATTTATAAGCCTTTCCGCCTCTTCTCGATTCATCGCATCTCCGATATACTGAAAAACGGCACATCTCTTATTGCCAAATCCTCCCACCGTACTTGTGGAACCTCGCCTGGGACTATAGGACCCACTATCTTTAACTTGCATCCACAGGCTACTTCGCTGATAGGATCGGATCCAGGCGGGGTGATTTGGATAAGAATGAAGTCTTTTTCCCAGAGCCTTATAGGCACTGGCGACTTTACAAGCGAGCACGAAAGCCAAACCGAGTCCTTGGAAGTCCGGCAGTGTAACCATTCGAGTGAATCCACAAATATCTGATACTTTGGGATGCGGACGATGAAGGACTCCACACATAGAAGCAATTCGATAGGTTGGGTCGGAGCATCTGGATACAGGTACCACGCTAATTTGCTGGTTAGATAGTGATTCATGAATCGCTGCTGATTTTGAAAAGATGAATGCTGAGTCCCCGGTAGATTCGTCACCTGCGAATGCGGCCTGAGCGTCCCTGCTATCCTCGCATTCGTCATCTTGGCGAAGTACCACTGACGAATCGCTATCGCGCTGCGACAATACTGAGGATCGGGGAAGCCGTAGTCTAGAATCATTTCCTGTGTTACTTCCACGCCCGTCGGAATATGAACGAATGTGTTCGTCATTATATTCTGCTGCCAGTCTACCGTCCAGTTGTGGGGATTCAACGAAGAGCCCATAACACCTCGCAGCGCGATTTAGATCAGCGCTCATATAGTGAAAGTCTTTGAATAACTGCCAAGTCTCGTATTTGCATCTAGATACTTGACATGTAATTGGTGGTCTTGATTGAAGAGACCTCCAGGTAAAGCGACACGGATTTCCGGGCTCTAGAATCCAATCTGGCTGGAGCCAGGGGATAATGTCGTAGTGGCAGGAGGCTACGACAAGATGTTTATTATTCTCTCTAACGTACTTCTGAATAGAGTGACAGGCGAATTGTGCCACTTGACGATCTACAACAGAGGTAAATTCGTCGATACGAATAACATCGCTAAGGCAGTTTTCGTTGAGTGAATCAGATACAAGATGACGAGCTACTTCCACTCTAAAACGCTCCCCGTTTGAGAGGACACTATACGGACGCATCCATGAGGGAACGGTGTTAAACCCAACGGATTGACACACACGTGTAATTTCTTCCATCGAGAGTCTAGTATCAAAATCGTCTATTACGGATTTAGAATTCCAATAAAATCTACGAGGCTCTCCGAAAATCTCGTTTAGAAGAAGAGTCTTCCCACTTCCTGACGGTCCGACTATTAGCCCTATGTTATAATGAGGGGAATTAGGAATATCTCCTGTAAGCGAAACGCTTAGTTTGGTTTTGGCAGGTACCTCAAACATGGAGCTTAAAAGCTCGGTCCGGATCGTAGATTCGATTTCGACTTCGCGGTGGATGTTGATTTTCATTTGTGTTGACCGTGACCGTGACCATCTAAAACCCACTCTCTCGAACGATTTATCTTCATCTTTCTGTCCACCTCTTCGAGCATATCAATACCGTTTCTATCGGCTAGTCTCATTAGACAGATTACTACGTCAGCTATTTCATCTCCCATTTTGGGAGAGTTATCGTCTCTAGCAAGCTCCATTATAAGCTCAGCCATCTCCTTATTAACTCTAGCAGCTACGCTGGCGTTAGAGCCAACTGAGCCAAAAGTCTGCTCTGCCCATTGAGAAACTGTCTGTTGTGTTTCGGTTATGCTACTATTGCTTGACATTTTAGTCCCGCCGATCTAAATTGTGTTAGTAAAACAATCTGTTGGGCTTCCGATTCACACTCGACGAGAATCTTATAAGCCAATGGCTTAGCCATATGAACGCTGTGCGTTCCGGCTTGTATTTTAAGCGCCAGTTCTAATTTTCTACGAGCGGCCTCTCTAGACGGTTCATTCTTTAGAGACGGAATCTTCTCTATTAACGCCGCCATCTGTAAGTCTTGACTTGTAGAACCAACGGCTTCGTTTAGTAGCTCAGAGAGTTTTCGGACACCAAAGCCAGCAGGTTTTAGGCCTTGTTGCACTGTTCTAGAGGGTTGGCCGGGGATAGGAGCGCCGTATATGCGCTGATAAACTTCGAGGAGGCGCTGCTTACCGAGGACCTCCTCTGACCAGTTCATTTGTTTACGACGAAGATTCTCTTCAAGCTCGACGGCGTTTCTACGGTACTCGTCCGTAGCGAGATCGTCTCTCCAGAGGAAGTGCTCGGCATGTACTAAAGTAGCTATGCCAAGTTTCTTCAGAGCTTCGTACCTACGATGTCCGGCGACCAGCTTAATGATTGTTAAATCGTTTTCCTGAAATGAAGTCAACACTATCGGCTGTATTAAGCCGTTTTCGGATATTGACTTGGAGAGCTGCTCAATATCTCCAAGGTCCTTTCTCATTCTATTTTCGATTAGAACCTCGTTAATATCGACAGTCTCCAAGTCATTCTCCTTTTAGTGTTCACTCAATGAACAGTAAATCTAACTACTTAGCTAGATTCTGAGCATGTTTTGTCTGGCATCCGGATACTTGACAAAACCACTGATCGACTTTGGATTGGTCTTTGCCGTTATACGGCGCATTCTTGACGAAGGCTTTGGCAATGGCGCCTGTTAGAGGACCAGTGTACTGCCATTTATCTGGCTCGCCGTCGGGGCCTACGAAGTCCCCGGGCATGTCACCTCCGCCATTTGGGTTAGGAGTTAGCGGAAGACCGAAGGCGTGGCAGAAGGATTCGACGATCCAACTAGCGGATGAGTTGAGGTTGTCAAAGACACGCTTATTGTTGAGTGTTTGGTGATTCACGATCTTGAGAACTGGATTCAAGTTCACCGAATCACCCTTCTTGGATTTCTCCGGCTCGAATCCTTCCAAGCGGAGTTCGTAGAGACCGTCAGGGTAGACATTACCTGCGAGGTCTTCTTTAGAGTATGAAATCTTGGCCATTCGTAAGTCTCCTTTTTATTTTTTGATAATCGGCCCTTGGGGGGTCGAAATTCGTGATTTATGCTTCGTAATCATCTTGGTTATATCAGGTTCCTCTATCGCATCCAGCTTCATAGACGTACCAGAGTCCATCGAGAAGTCTGGAAGGACGTAGACGCGAGGGAGGAACTGAACGGTGTTACTGCCGATTACTTGGGTTAGCTTAACGCGCCATATATCTGTGAAGTATTTCAAGAGCAGGTCTTTGTATCTAACGGGGAATACGGAGACACGACCTGTGAACTTCGGTTTCTCCATTGTGGAGTCAGGAGTTTCCTCGGCGCGTTCGTGGAAAGTACAGAAGACGTTTACTGGTAGAGCAAAAGCTCTCATTACGATTGATTCTACCCCTTGCATCTCTGCATTCCAAGCATCGAAATTCTTTGGAATGTGAATAGAGAGTTTCGGGCCAATCTTGATTTCTCTTTTTAAGTCATTAGAGTTATAAAGCTCGTATGCCATTATAACTCGTCCAAAGGAGGCCATGGAATCGAAGATAAGATTCTTGACGAGAGTACCTTCGGGAACGTCTGGGAAGAGGCGTGTACCACGCTTATCTTTTAGGTTGTATAAGTCTAACGAAGTCTCAAGACCTGTCATTATGTCCAGAACTTCTTCGGCTGCATCCGGAAGCATGTATCCGCCTTGGGCGTTCTTGAAGGTGATGGCATAGACATCTTTTCTTCCAGATAAGACTTGTTTCTTTTGATCGAAGTCCAAAAACAACTTCACGCCTGGGGCTGTGGAACAGAGAATGGACTTACCATTATTCTCTGGACCTACAACAGCGACGTGAAGAATGTCAGTGGAGACTTCGGATTCCATGCTCCGCGCGTCAATCAATTACCACCTCCACTCGCCGACGACTTGAGCAAGAGCTTGATTCATTTTAGCAATACATTCGGTTAATTGAATAATGGCATCCTTGCCACGAAATGCCTGCTCTCTTTTGGCTTCTTGAAGACCTTCTGTACGACCTTGTTCCAGAACGTTCGTTTTGTGTGATTGATACTCGTTTCTGATTTTCGATTGCTCGGCGAGTACCTTACAATGAAGAAGGTGACCTTTGATGCTCTTGAATTTCTTGCCACAATGTTCGCACTTCGTTAACTTCTTCGGCATACTATTCTCCTTTAGCTTCGGTTTCATTTTTACTACGTCCGGGGATCCAGAAATCTCTTTTTACGTAATCAGCGTTTATGACGACTTGCCGTACATCAGGTGGCTTTTCATGAATATTCTGGAAAGGACAAGGTTTGTTGTAGAAGTTAGAACATGTGTTCTCATTCCAGAGCCATTCATTAAATTCGAAACAGTGTCTCACACGCTCCGCCTGGGCTAATCTTCGTCGCTTCCACTCATCTAACTCCGCAGGTGTATACGTGACAGATATTCTTTTGAAGCGAGGATACTTAGACTCTCCGCTTTTAGCTGTCCGGTCAGTACGCGCCACACAATTAATAACAGCACGATCCACCTGTAGATCGTAGCCAAGAGACTTACAGAGAATCTGCCCGGCGACGATATACCCAGGAATTTGTATATGCGGTTTGTATTTCTTCGAAGTGTTTCCATCAATATAAGCGATGGATTTATGATCGACTGGAAACAGTCTCTCCCCTGAAACGACAAATAAATCGGGCTGTCCCATCCAGTATAGAATAATTCGTTCTGTTTCTCCAATGCACACCTCTCGGTTTCTGCCGAAGGATGCCTCGGCTGCGACGATCTTCCATGTTTGATAGTCGATTGGAAGCTGTCGCGTAGCGTACTCGGCAATCATCTGCAAAGCACCGTATCGACCACCAAATTCCTTAAAACTGCGTGGATGATACTTTTCTAGCTCGTCCATCTGGAGATCATTCCATACTTTCATGGACATATCGACAATTTCTTTGGAGTCGAGACGCTTGAAGTTGAAATCAGCGGTATAGATATGCTCCATTACGTCGGACCACCAGCTTCCCAGGTCCCGAGCGAAAGGACGGTCTCCTTTGGGAGTGAGGCGTTCTACGAAGGAGCTTCTAAACATCTCTTCACAGACCCCGAAGGTACCGGCCATCGTGGCGTCCAGATAGATTTCCCATCTACCGTCTTCGCGGATGCGATAGAATTCTCCGGGTTTGATTCGATCTGCTGCTTCGGTTACGCCGTTCATGTTTTTCCTTTAGCTTGCGCTAGTTTTAAGAGGACATTCGCCACCGCATCTTTATTAAGGCCTAATGCTTTTAACATCTTCAAGGCGTCTTTAGCTATCTCGACTTTCTCACTGGCTGTACCAGGTATCTTAGTAGCATTTTTATGGACGGAATCCATAGCGCCTATAAGGCGACGCCTTCCTAGTTTACGCGAGTAACGATCTCCTTTCTCAGATTCCAACTGCGTTTTCGCAATACGACGGAAATCGAGAATCATCTCCGCTTCTCTAACAGCCTGTGTAATAGCCGTGAGCTTTGCTTCCAATTCTACGTCAGTCATCTTGGCGATTATATCTCGATTACGCATCCAAGTTTCGCCAGTTAGTATCAACTGACGGACTTTATGAGATACGCCTTCGGCATCTACGACTGGTTTTGATTCTATACGAGTGTTAGAAAAATCTATACATGCTGTACAAAACGAACGGTCTAGTTGCGAGGAGTGTGTTTCACAGAATAAATTAGTACACGCCTTGCATACAGAGATGTTTATTTGTTCCTCACAAGCATAGCAATGACTCTCTCCGTTCACTGCCATGAGAAGTACCTCAGCCATTTAATTCTATCACATAGCCATTTAAGCATTTCACTCTCCTGCGGTAGCATCCTGAACTGCGTCGTGGTTGGAAATCTTTGATTGTTTTATTAGATTCGCTAGAATCCAGTATGTATGTAAAAGGATCTGGAGGATACTAGTTTCTTCAGTTTCTTGGTTTGTTTCGTACATTTAATGTTTCCTTAACCAGTGTAGAAGATTGCTGCTTGTGTTTTCTAGCCAGTTAAAGATTTTTGATAAATCACCCCTGGACCAGAGTATAAAGGTGATGCAGGCTAGGATCCAGAGAATGACTAGGAACATTTACTTCTCCTCCGCTCCCGAGGCGAGGGACCGGATGCAGCCACAAGCAGGGATCATGCATTGGCCTGTTTTAGGGTCGTGCGCTTTCAGTCGGTGTTCACACTCTTCGCATTCTTCATCTATTCCCGTCAGAAAAGCCATGAACCGGTTTG